CCGGCATGGCCGTCTCACTGGATGTATCACCGCCCCTCGCTAAAGACTTTCACCTCTTGGCATGAAGATAACCCCATGCTATTTGATCCTGTGACTGGGATAATCACAGCGCAGGGTAAGCAGACAATGATGCGCTTAGATGCCTTAACGGGAGTGCGCAAGGAGAGGCTGCGTTATGGCAGAGTAGCACAAGCAGAGGGGGCAATCTATACAGGATATGACGAGGGGATACACAGGATTTATCGTGAGATGACGCCAGAGCATTATCCGCGCTATGTAGCTGGTGTAGACTGGGGCTATCGCAATCCCGGTTCATTGGGCGTTTGGGGGATAACGGGCGACGGGACGATGTATCTTGTGGCGCAATACTATCATAGGGGGAAGGGCAATAGCTGGTGGACAGAGAAAGCCATGCAGGTCAATACTGAGTTTGGGATCGAGGCGTTTGCATGTGACCCTTCGCAGCCGGCCTATATTGAGGAGTTTCGCAAAGCAGGGTTGAATGCGGTGAAGGGATTCAATGGGGTGCGACCGGGGATAGACGCAGTAGAGAGGCGGCTTGAGGATAACAGGGTGTTCTTTGTTCGGGATAGTTTACGAGAGGCCGACGAGGGATTAATACAGGAAAGGAAACCGTTCAAGGTGGAAGACGAAGTACCAAACTACATTTGGGTAAGCGGTGACAAAGAACTTCCTGTTAAGGAGGAAGATCATGGGCTAGACATGGTGAGATATGCGGTGGCCTATGTGGATAACGTAGGACGAGAAGGAAAACGACAAGTGCAAACATGGAGGCCTAGATAATGGACGAAACTTATAGTCGGCGCGATGTGGCAAAGCTAATAATCAATATCTCGCGGGGGATGTTGGCCCGGCAGCTTGGGCAACAGACTGCGTTCGGTGGCGCGCGGCAGTACTATGACGTGCTTGGGTATAAGCAGGTGATAGGCATTGACGATTATTTGCGGCGGTACGAGCGGCAGGACATAGCGCAGCGGATAGTGGACATCCCTGCCGAGGATACGTGGGGCAAGCCTCCAAAGATCAGCGAGCAAGGGAATGAAGACACGGAGTTTGTTAGGGCCTGGCAGGAGCTGGTAAAAGAACACGCGGTTTGGAACAGGCTCATGCGAGCCGACAAACTGAGTCGCATAGGGCGGTATGGCATATTGCTAATCGGGCTACGTGACGGCCTAGGGTTATCTGAGCCGGTGAGCGGGCCGAGCGATGTACTATATTTAACTCCGTACCACGAAGGGAACGTCGAGATCAAGGTATTCGACGAAGACCCACAGTCGCCTCGATACGGGCTACCAGAGATATATGAGGTAGAAATCAGAGAGGACAAAATGCGTGTACACTGGTCGCGGGTGTTACATCTGGCGGAGAATCGCGTGTCCAGCGAGGTGTACGGAATGCCGCCGCTCAAGGCAGCGTTCAACAGATTAGATGATTTGATGAAAATCGTTGGCGGGACAGCCGAGGCGACCTGGATGAACATGCGTAAGGGAACGCTTTTGGGGGTGCAGGAAGGGTATGACGCCAGTAGCATGACCGAGCAAAAGATTGAGGACGAGATCGAGAATTACGCGCACGATCCCATGCGTATGCTATGGCTGCAGGGCGTTTCGGCGCAAGACATTGGTGGCTCAGAGGTTGTCGATCCTAGCGGGCCATTCGACGTCATTATGTCATTGATAGCGGCGGTAACTGGGATTCCGCAACGGCGGCTGATGGGAAGCGCGCAGGGGGCATTGGCGTCGGCAAAAGAGGACACTCGGCAGTGGGCAATGAGAGTAGCGGGCCGGCAGCAGACCTATGCAGAGCCGGATATACTGAGACCGTTTATTGACAGGCTTATGGAGTTTGGTGCGTTGCCGCTGGTGAGCGAATATCATATAGGGGAGCTGTCAGATGAGGGCGGATGGCACTGGCCACCGATAGCACAGATGACAGAGCAAGAGCAAGCTGATGTAACTCAGGCACGGGCGGCGGCGACGAGGGCACTTGCCGATCCGTTAGCCGCTTATCCATTGGAGCGTGACGAGATGCGAGAGATGTTGGGGTATAAGGCAGAGACAGAACAACCGGTGCTGGCCGCCCAATCACATAAGGGGGAACTAGTAACACGAATGTGTCCGCTATGTAGCGCAACAAAGGCATGGGCATATCCCGATCACAAAGGCTTGTTGGTATGCGCAGGATGTGGGAAAACTTATGATCCGAGTATAGAATAATGCCGAGACAAGCCTGGAGCGAGGAGGAGAAACTACGTGACAAGCTACGGCGCATGGAAGCGCAACGGTCGCGAGAGGAGATAGGGCGGGATATTCTGAACCGTCGCCGCAAGATATTGGAGATCCCTGACGAAGAGTGGGATACGGCGGTAGAAAGTTCACAGGGATGGGAGCCGGCCGATGGCGTATGATTACAACGACTTCATGGATCGGATGTCCGATATTATGCGAATGCTGCACTTGGCAGCGCGAATGGATACAGTAGACATCGAGGAGTGGCGAGGGCGATTATTGCGCAAACGGCGCGATGCGTATGAGCAAGAACTGACAATCCAAGCCGCAAAGGTAGGGTGCTTTGGGCGGGCGGGGCGGTTGGGTGAAGGTGATATACTATCATCGCTGAATGATCAAAGCCATAGAGACGCCGCAAGTATTGCGAACACATTTAACTACTTTCTAGCTAGTGCCATTGTCAACATTCGAGCCGAAGTGCCGACGGCAAACCGTCGTGTATATGCGGCACGTATCGCAGAATGGGAACGCCGCTACTGGGCATGGAAACAACCGGACATTGATATGATGACAGCCCAGACTGCGCGGGCCAGCGCGCAAGGGGACTTCTATCAGATCAATAGCATGATGTTGGGGTCGGCGAAACTGGAGCCGAGAACGGCGGTGTGTCCTGTATGCAGAGGATGGGTTAAGCGGGGGCTAGTGCCGCTACGTGTGGCATTGCAGAATCCTGGCCCATATCATAATAATTGTGTTCCGTCATCTGGTAGGGTTAGGATGGCTGACGGGGCGAATAAACGAATTGACCAGGTGCGAAAAGGGGAACTTGTTGCCACTCGGAAAGGTAGCTCTGAGGTAATCCAAGTGTTTCAACGATATGCTCAGGAAGTCCTTTATACCTTCTCTGTTGACGGTCAAGCTGTTCAATTAACCGGAGATCATCCTGTGCTAACCGTTGATGGGTGGCGTGCTGCGCGAGAGCTACAAGTTGGTGACGAGGTGGTGCTGGTGAGTTCCCGTGAATCCGACCCTGATGACAAGTAGCACATACTGTAATAAGGTTATAGGGATGATTGCATTCATGTTTGGCCCAATTAAAGATATGATGAATATCCATCTGTATGGCGTTATCTTCTGTTTTGCCACACAATATACATTCATGGCCATCACGGCGCTTAATCAGCTTACGAATGGTTTTCCAGCCCTTACCGCGATGGCCATCATGGCCGCCTTTCCAATGCGGGGATTTTTTACCAGTCAAGCCATAAGCAGGATTATTCATCCCCGTGCGAGCCTTGAGGCGCTTCATAAATTCTGGACTAATCTTGGGGCCGGGATAAAGTTCGGGATGATTACGACGGTATTCATTCCAACATTCACGATCGCAGAAAGACCGATCAGCATGCGAGCGTTTACGCTTATTTGTCTTTCCACAGTTAGGACAAATAACTATAACCTTGTCCTCTCGAAGCTTGGCAGCTATTTTAGAACCGACGGCGATGGCGCATTTTCTGGAACAAAAATGTCTTTTGTCTTTTGGAACCTGCTCATATCTGCTTCTCGATACTGTAATTTGCTTTCCACAAAGATCGCAAATGAATGTGACGGTACGGCAATTCTTACACCATTTTTTAGCTCGCGGGGGCAAGTCTTTTCCGCAGACTACGCAATGTTTTGGCTTAGACATTTTGACCTCCTTGATAGGGCTTGGTCGTTTATTATGGGGCCCCTAGCAACCAAGGTACTAGGGTTTGTCAGTGAATGGCCAATTCACTCAAGCCCATCTATATTATACTCCATGAGGGATTGATATGCAAATGCAAACTGCTAAAATAGAGACCATTACAAAAGAAAAGTTTGAGGGATATGTATATAATCTTAAAACTACAAATGAGGAATATGTTGTGAATAATGTTGTTGTTCACAATTGCCCTCATTTGTGGGATATTCGCCATGATAAGGTAGCACGAGAAGCATGTCCTGACTTGTGGATGGGAGGCTAACTATGCCAGGAACGGCAGAGCTTACCGAGCAGCTAACCACGCTCACCAATCTATTACAAGGTGGAGCCACGCGGCAACGGGCAATGATGCTGTCATGGGTGGACGAGTGGGAGCGGACGTTGGGATATGGTGAAGCGGAGAATCCTCCGCGCACGGCGCAGATACGTCAGTATTGGAGACAGATGGGAGAACCGCGACTATGAGGACGATTCTCGTTTGTGGTATTGGAGCGTCAGGGACATCGGCCGTAGCTGGTTGCTTGCACAAGTTGGGTTGCCCGATGGGGTTGCCGGGGCATCTGGATCAGGGCGAGCATTATGAGGATATATGCTTTTATAATGCGTTCACACAGCCGATTGACTGGGACGGGCTTAAGCGGCGGATAGCAGATCATAGGCAGCCGCCAGTGTGGGGCTGGAAAAACACGCTGACGATCAAGGCAATTCCGGGGATACTAAACTACTTAAAAGGGCCACGGATCGTAGCTGTACACCGCAGTATGACTGCCAGCATTCGCGGAAGGCGAGATGGGCGTTGCCCACCTGGGGTTTATTACACGCAGCAACAAGCCGAAACATGGGCAATAGAAGCAATGGCTGAATACATGCGGGCATTGAGGATCGCGCAGGTGCCGATTCTGCATGTAGGATTTGAAGATCTATTAGCCGAGCCGGCCAAGATAGTTCAGGAGCTGGCTCATTTCGCGTTCTATGATTTGCCGAGCGCTCCACAGATACAAGATGCCATAAATCACATAGACAAGGATCGAGTACATGCTTAAGGTCAACGAGGTTGCGCTTATAGCTGCGGCCGCAGTGGCTAATCACGAGCCGTTCGCGATGATACGGCTGGGAGATGGTGAGGCGCGGGTACTAGCTTGGCCTGACGCAATATCGCGGGGCGAGTTAGATCGCCGACTGAGCCGCTGGTTTGGGCGCAAGGACTTTACAGATTCGCAGATCACGGAGATGCGAAACGAGCTAGAAGTAGCTATCAAGCAGGTGGATGTAGTCGGAATGCCGGAACGGGACGATTATATGAAGTGGCGGCGGCAGTTGTGGGACAGCGTTGACACAGACGGCAAAGTACTTTGTAGCTGCGACGTACATGCTGCTTTGTGGGATCAAGGGCTATTGCGGCCTATCATAGAGCAGGCCTCGACAATTACGCTATTGACCTGCCGTGATGTTGAGAACAGATTTACGAGCCGATTTGACATAGAACCAGAAATGTGTATAATACCACCTCAGGCATTCAGCAAAATGCCGACAGATCATTACCCAAAGCGATACGGGGAAGTTTGTAGGCAGATTGACAAGACGGCCCAGGGGTTATGGCTTGTTGGGGCAGGAGTGTTGGGCAAAATATATTGCGCCCGAATACAGCAAGCAGGAGCAGTAGCTTTGGATATGGGGAGCATCTTTGACGGGTGGGCGGGATTGAAGACGCGAAGCTACTTGCATAAGAAGCGATACCAATTATAAACTGACAATTATATAACCTGGCGAACATTGTGCGCCAAACTTTTCATTACAGACATTCATATCTGTAATAGAGGTTTGGCGCTTTAACGTTGGAGGTGTATATGATATTAGAATTTGAAGGACGATGGAGGGGCCCAAAGAGCTTGGGCGCAGCAACGCTAGGCACAGCATGGGCGGCCATAGGAACAGCTCGTGTAGGCGGTGCTCGTTGGTATGGGGCATTTCTCGATGTGACTGTCCATGATTCTGTTGATATGCGCTTTCGCTTGCGTGGCGCGTATGAAGCAGGGGGATCGGCGTATTATATGCCGATCGCTACAATCAGCCAATCGGAAGTAACAATCGAAGATGAATATGCCGAATTTAATGTAGATGCTAACCAAAAGCAGATGGTAGTTTGGGAACTAGCGGGCATCTGTCCGTACTGCACATTGGAAGGCAGCGTGGGCACGGCGGGCGGAACGGCAGCCACGCTAGACACCTCACATATCGTAACGGGGATATAATCATGATTATAGGACATAGTACGACACCGGAAATTAGGACTGCAGATGGAATTGTAGAAGCTACTCCCACGTTGGATACCGGCGCCTATGCCGACGGCGACCTCATGGCAGATAGCACCGAGATCGCTAACGCCCTGGCGGAAACAGGCGGACCCGCCATATTGGTTAGCCTTACCGTCGAGGACAAAGCTGACAAAGGCGGCGCCTTTCATGTGGTATTTCTGCGTTCAAGCGTGGACATGGGTTCGCTGAACGACGCGCCCGATCCCACAGATACCGAAGGGGAAGAGATACTAGGCTATGTGAGTGTGGGGGCCAGCCATTACATCGACCTGGGCGCCTTCCAGATAGCCACTATTGAAGGATTGGCGTTAGAGCTTGAGCCAAGCTCTGGTACGAGTCTCTACTTTGCTTTGATTTCAAACGGCAATACCGAGACCTATGCCGACGGCGACCTGGTATTCAAGTTCGGCTTTTTGAGAGGATAACGTGTCCCTTCTTAGCGCAACCCGACGAGCCATATTGCCCAAGCAATATCAATTCACCGACGCGCCAAAAGGCGACGTGCCAAAAGCCGAAGGCGAAGCGCTGATAGCATTGTACCATGCGACTGACGGGCCGAACTGGACGGATAGCACCAACTGGCTGACTGACCCGATTGTCAATAACTGGTTCGGCGTTACCGTAGCGGGCGGGCATGTGACGGGAATTAACTTGACCCTTAACGGGTTAGACGGCGAGGGGTTGTCGGCACTAGCGCCTCTGACATCTCTAACGACCTTGCGTCTGTACGGCAACCCTATATCAGGCAACATAGGCGCCCTCTCTACGCTGATATTGTTGGATTTTCTACAGTTGGGCAGCACCAATGTATCAAGCAACATAGGCGCCCTCTCTACGCTGATATTGTTGGATTTTCTACATTTGGGCAACACCAATGTATCAGGCAACATAGGCGACATCTCTACGCTGACATTGTTGGATTGTCTATGGTTGTACAGCACTGGTGTCAGCGAAGGCGCTATTGGTACGATGACGGAAATGGCAAATTGTCGAGTTTATAATTGCGGCTGGCTACAGGTAGCCGTAGACGCACTCATCGACGATTTATGGTCACACCGAGATGCCTTCACTGACGCGACTCCTGAACTCAATATCGGCGGTACTAACGCAGCCCCGACTGGTACGTATCAAGATGTGTGCGCGCCGACAACTCCATTGGAGAAAGTCTACAATCTCACGCACGCGCAGTGCCCAGGAGATACGTTCCAAACATGGGCGGCTATAGTATGGAATGGAGGTACAGCACCGTGAGATACTATTTGGTTGGACGAGGCGAATTGCGAGAAACAGAAATGACCGAGACCGACAGGATGGGCATAGCCCCTGACATGTCAGCAATAACGGAATCTGACTGGCAGGCAATGTGCGATGGGAATGAAGCCGCATTGATTGAGGATTTGGAAGTAGTAGATGTCAGGGGGGAGTATGCCTAGACGTATAGTCATTGGCAAAGGACAGCTACGACAGAAGGTAACTGACGCCCCTATAGTTGACGGGGAAAGTCATGTTTTGCCTACACACTGGCGGCGCGTCACACATGGAAACGCAGGCCGCGAACGCAGCCTGATTGCCCGCCTGGGAGTGGAGGATATGAGGCATGATAGTGAAACTATGCAAAATACGAGGTGACATAATATGCCAAACCCGCGCGACGATGAGACAGAAGATGAATTTGTAGAGCGATGTATCCCGATTGTAATAGACGACCAGGAGCTGGATGCAGACAAGGAAGATGATCGGGAACAGGCAGTTGCCATATGTCATTCGATGTGGCGGCAGGAGAATGCGGAGCAGTACGAGTGCGAATGTTTGGAATGTGGCAAGATCGTAGAGACCGCCGAACACTGCCAGGATATAACATGTCCCGAATGTGGTGGGCAGATGCGGCGCGTTGAAAGGCCAGGCGCTAATAGGTTGCATTGCGTGATCAATCAAATTGCTTCTGTGCGGCAGGAATTCAAAGGCGGGGTCGAGTTCTTAGTAGCGCCGATGGTAGCGGTGAAGCCTGGCGTATTGAACGGCGAGCTATTATTGGCCGACGAGATTGAGAACAGTGCGGGGGCATGGAACGGGCGGCCATTCACCATTGGACACCCAGTAGATAGCGACGGCTGGCCGGCCAGCGCAAATTCGCCTGACGTTATGGGCAAGCAAGTGATCGGACAGTTATTCAATACCGAATGGGATGATCGATTGCGAACCGAGGCATGGATCGATGTTCAACGGGCTATGACAAAGAACGGCGGCGATGAGCTTTTGCGTCGATTGCGGGCGGGTAAGGCAGTGGACGTATCGACTGGATACTACAGGGATATTGAAGCGCAAAGCGGTGATCATAATGGAGCTGCCTATATGGGGGTAGCACACAACCTAGTTCCCGATCACGTAGCGGCACTGCTTTATGACAGAGGCGCATGTTCGTGGGATGATGGGTGTGGCATACCGAGGATCAACAAGGAGGACGTGGATACTCCAGAGAAAGAGGATGGGTTGGTCGTAAAAATGTTGAGGGCAATTAGCGAGACATTAGGAATAAGCAAGGAGGGTCAGATGGACGAGGAAAAAGAAGTGACAAAGAAAGAAGTAGTTTTGGAAGACGAGCAGTTGGGAACGGCTGAAGATGTTACCGAGAAGGAAGTTAAGGACGTGATCACGGAAGTAATTGCGAAAGTAGAAGTCGAGGAACCCGTTGATGAGTGGGCGGAGTTTGGTGGGATCGCGGGCGTCAAGGCTTTGCTGCGTGGGATCACCATGAGCGCCAATGCCGAAAAGGAGGAGGTGATTCGTAATCTAGTCGCCAACGAACAATGCCCTCTAGATGCAGAGCAGTTGGCAAAGCTCGACACGAAAGCACTTCAGGCCTTGGTACGCAGTTATATCCCGGCGAATTATGCTGGGCGCGGGGGCGGGCCACAAGTAACTGATAATGAGATTGACGTGCTGGTGAGAAAGCCAGTACTGAATAAGGAGGAGGCAGAATAATGGCTAGAACGACTACAGAACATACGATAGTTGTACAGAGTGCGCAACCCACAGGGGTTGTGCGAGAAGAGGCCGTTGGCAGTGGCAGTATTATCCCTGGCGAGCTTCTGGAATATAGGAGCGGCTATGTTCAGAGGGTGAGCACGGCCGGGGTTGCGACGCCGAAATTCGTCGCGTTAGAGAATCAGACTATCAATACCAATACCTATCCGACAACCGCCTCCATTGACGTTCCGTACACCAGTGGTGACATTGTGTATTTTGCGCAAGCGCAGGCGGGGGACATTTACAACATGCGCCTGGACAGCGCCGTTGGCACAACGACTATTGGGCTAGATTGGCTGATCACCACCGCTGCTGGGCAATTGACTAGTTGTGGGACTGGCATATCTGTTGGCACGAGTAATGCCATCGGCATTGCGTGGGAAACAGTAGCAGTGGGCGGGACGGCGACACGCTGTTTGGTGAGAATCGTATAAGGAGGCATAAATAAATGAATGGGATACAGGTATTGACTGACCGCAGCTCGATTGCTGATTTCATAAGCAACACGTGGCGGCCTTACGGATTTGACAAGAACACGGGCGGGCCGGTGGACAATCGCGGGCAGTCCTTGGTAAACAATAGGGATCTGCGGGCCAACGCATTTCTGTCTCGCGAGGAATGGGAAGTTCTCGACGGTGCGATCATAGCGCGGGCGCAACAGCGATTTCAGATTGTCTCTGATTTGCAGGCTGCAGGATTGACGAGCAATACCACGCTGGCAGAGCAAATGAGCAAGTGGAAAGTCGCATCGGAGCGAGTAGCGGCAGATGTCTCAATGGATTTCGAGACGAAAGGCACTGAGGATCGCATAGAGTATAAGCACTATTTTGCGCCTTTGCCGATCATCTCTGCGGAGTTCAGCGTTGGGCGACGGGAGCTGCTTTCAAGCCGCACGCTGGGGGCGGACATGGACACCGTGAACGCTACGGAGGCCGGGCGCGCAGTAGCCGAAATGCTAGAGGTTATCACCATTGACGGTGACTCTGGTATTGTTGTGGATGGAAACCAGCTATACGGGTTGCAGAACCTGAGCGCGAGATACACCACCACTGCGGCGGGAGATTTCGGGACGTTGAGTAATGTCTATGAAACGTTTCGAGCCACACTCTCCACTATGGCTGGTAGGCGCTATTACGGGCCGTTCCGGGTGTACATCGCTAACGCTCAGTATTTTGAGATGTTGAAACACTACTCGGACGGATCTAGCGAAATGGCTCTTGATCGAGTTTTGAAATTGCCGCAGATTATGAGTATTGAGCCGAATGATCTCGTAGATGATGGCGAGTTTCTGATGGTGCAGATGACGCCAGATGTAATCGATCTGCGCGTCGGGCTGGACATGGAAACGCGGCGATGGGAAGCTCCTGACGGCAGCCGGCTGTACTACAAAGTTATGATGGCTGCGGTGCCCAGGATCAAAACGGATTATGCGGGGTATACGGGAGTGGCACATATCACCAGCTGCTAATTGGAGGCAGACAATGAAAAAGTATCAGGCACGGATCAAACCTGATCATAGCTACAGAGGATATAACCCCGGCGAGGAGCTGTGGGTCGATGAATATGAGCTGCAGAGCTTTGATGATTTGTTAGAAGATTTGCAGCATGTGGAGATAATCAATGCGACAGAAGAGGCCGAAGCCCTGGCGCGTGAATATGGCAAGGAACGGAACTTAGTGCGCGTTCAGGGTTCCGGCAAAGACGGCCGCATTTTGATAGGAGATGTGGAGGCCATACTTGGCTGATCTGAATAGCAAGGCAAAGGGTACTGTAGAGGGCGTGCAGGACATTACGGGGACGAGCCTGGGAACGGCGATAATACATCGCTACTTGAACATGGCCTACTATCAGGCAGGTGGGTTGAGCCTAAGCGGTTGCGGTGGGACGGGCACGCAAGGGGAAATCGAGAACTTTCTAGCCGCGCATTTCATGGCAATGAGCCGTGAGCAACAAGCGGTGAGCGAGTCCGTAGGCGGCGAGGCTTCCGTGCACTTTCGGGGCCAAACCGGTCAGGGGCTACAAGCTACACTATTTGGACAAGCTGCTATTTCTCTCGATTGCTCCGGTAAGTTGGCGAAGGCTAGTCTGAAGAAGCCGATATTCCAAGTCTGGGATCATGACGATATAGACTATGACGCTGAGGGCGACGAGAATCGATGAGCAACGCCTGGCTTGAGAATCGCATGGTTCATACATGCACCATTGAGCGTGATACGGGGACTGCCTTAAGTTCAACTGGCGAGCCGCAATCAGTAGGCTCTGCAGTGGCCTCAGATCAAGCGTGCCGTTTCGGTGAGAAGACTGAGGGTTTTGCTGCCGAGGGTCGCGGGTTTGTAACCAGAAACGTAAACCTACTTATGCTACCGGATAATGCCGACATAGAATTGAAGGACAGCATATATCTTTTGCAGGATAGCGACAGCAATGTTGTGATGGCCGGGACGTATGAGGTGAATAGGGTGCTAAGGCGACGGGATATTGCAGGAAACGTATATTATATCAGCGCCGAGCTGGAGCAGGTGGAGACTACGTGAAGTTACAGTTAGAGGTTCTGGGGACAAAAGACCTGGAGAGGAAGCTCGCCAAAGTCGTGGACACGGTTATCAGGCCGCAGTCTGGCATTTCAGACAGCCTGAAAAAAGGGGCGCAGATTATAGTGCATGAGGCTCGCATGAATGTCTGGGATCTCTTCAACACAAAAGGAGACTTTCCTAGCAAAATTCAAACGAAAATAATCAATCAATACAGAGCTGACATAGAAGTTAGGGCGATTTATGCGGCGGTGCATGAATACGGTGGAACGTTCATAATAACAGAGCCGCAACGCAGTTTCTTTTGGGCAAAATGGTATCAGACAGGGGAGATAATGTGGAAGGCGTTGGCGTTGAAGGCAACATATACAATACCACCTAGACCATATTTGCGGCCCGCGATAGACGCCAAGCGGCAAGACGCAATAAAAATGGCGGCAAAAGATTTGTCTGTCAAAATAGCAAAAGCATTGAGGAGGTAAAGTAATGGCAACAGCGAGAACGACGACGGCATTGAGCGCCTTGTTCAAAGAGCGAGACCTGCAAGATTTCATGGACGATTTGCTGGCAACGCTTGTTACACGAGGCGAGACTTTTACCGTTGGTGAAGACGGGACAGGGTACGATGTAAAGTTTTTTGGAGCTACCCCAGGCAAGTACTTCCTGTGGGATGAGGATAAAGACGAGCTTCTCCTATACGGCAAGTTGACAGTTGGGGTAAGCGGCACAGGGCATGACGTGACACTTTTCGGCGATACAGCGGCCAACCAGTGGTTGTGGGACGAAAGCGCCGACGGAGTAAGAATCACCGGCACAAATGCGACTTTTCACCTGGGGGCTCATGCTAACACGGCGGGTAGCGCGTTTGACATTGGCAATGCAAGCACGGCCATGCGAGTTTATTCGGACGAAGGGGGGACAGCTAACACTGGCAATCGTAGGGGTTTCCTGGCGCGGCACTTGGTGACATACAGTCAGACGGCAGATCAAACTCGCGCTGCGGCGCAGCTACAGCTCAAATTGTATGGAGCTAGTATAGCAGGCGATAGTCACTGGCAGAGTGCATATTGTTATGTAGAGGTAGATGGTGGGACGTCAAATATTGGCAACGGTACAGCCGTGACGTATTTGTCTGGGTGTAGAGCGGCTATCGAGCTTGCCGCCGGGGCGACAATCGAGGTAAAGACCGATAGCTATGTTACCCCGTTCAGGGCAGAGCTCAACGATGCGGCCGGGGCTACTATCAACGGGATAACGGCAGGGCTACTGATTGCAACGCCGCAGAATGGGAATTTTGTAAATGCGTTTGCGTTTGAGAGCATCGGCGCTGGCTATCCGTGTGGGGTTGCAGCTTCCACGGCGGTTCCGGCAGGGACTGCGGGTTGGGCTATGAAGGTCGATGTGAATGGCACGGCCGGATACATCCCAGTTTATAGCACCGAGAATTTCTAACATTTAGATAACGAAAGAGGGTTGGCTATGGAACTGACCGTACTAGAACGGCTTATACTGCTGCGAATACTCCCCGCGCGCGGGAATCTCACAACGATGAAAATCACGCATGATTTACAGAACGAGGCGGGGTTTTCGGAGAAGGAACTGACGGATCTTGATTTTGTGGCCGAGGAAGGATCGCTTAAGTGGAATACGCCACCTGACAGCGGTAAGCAGATCGATGCTGGCAGTAATGTCAAGGCGGTTGTGTGTGAACAGCTACGGAAACTCGATGACAAGGAACTGCTAGAAACTCAACATCTGAGCTTGTGCGAAAAGTTCGGTTACGATGGGAGTTAGGGAAAGCATTTACAAACGCAACACTACGCATGAAGGACTCTTGGCACTTATAGGGACGCGCTGCTATCCACAGTTGCTTCCCGACAATGCCAAGCTCCCATGTGTAGTTTACAATCTGATCGGGACACCGCCTAACAATTATGGTGATCACGATGCAAGCCCGCCTGACCGCTGGACGACACGTATACAGATGGACGCATACGCAACCACATCAGACGGTGTACATGCCGTTGGGGAGCAGCTCTTTAACGCCTGGGAAGGTTATCATAGTGGAACAGCGGTTGGGTGGGCGTGGGTAAAGAACCAGATTGATAGTTATGATCTAGGATTGAATCTGTATAGGCAGATGACGGAAGTCGTCATAGATTACAAGCGTTAAAGGGAGAGACACATGAGAATCATGATTTGGTCGAATGCGCCCTGGGCTCTAACGGGATACGGGGGGCAAGTGCGGAATCTGGCACCTCGACTACAGGAAATGGGCCACACGGTTGCGATCATTGCGAATTACGGGCTTGGGGGAAGTAGCATAGAGTGGCACGGTATCACAGTCTATCCCATGAGAGAGGTTGGGCAAAATGCCGACATGCTCGGCCACTATGCTAAACATTTTGCGGCCGATGTAGTCCTGGGGCTATACGACATTTGGGCATTGCCTCCCGACAGCAGGAAACGCATGGGCGTTCCGTGGATTGCGATGGTGCCGGTAGATGGTGCTCCGGTGAACACGCGGCAGAAAGAAAGGCTCAGAACGGTAGACTACATCGTAGCCTACTCGCGGTTTGGGCAACGGGAAATCGAGAAGGCTGGCTATCAAACCAGCTACGTGCCACATGCCATTGATACCGAGATATTTTCACCGGGCGACAAGGCGGCGGCTCGTGAGGAGCTAGGGTTTCCGCAAGACCGCTATATCGTGAGCATCGTGGCGGCGAATAAAGGATTTCCTGCGCGTAAGGCCTGGGCTCCGATGCTACTGGGATTCAAGAAATTTTACGACGAACACGAGGAGGCGGTGCTGTATTGTCACACGACAAAAACGCCCTATGGAAGCGCGGGAGTAGGGATTTATTTTGACGCTCTCCGTGAGCAGGCTGGGATTCCCGATAGCGCAATCGCTTTTCCAGATCAAGGGGCACTGGCCATCGGCGCACCAGATGAACAAATGGCAGATATTTACAGGGCATCGGACGTGCTGTTATTGGCGAGCATGGGGGAGGGTTTTGGCCTCCCGGTTATCGAGGGACAAGCATGTGGTTGCCCCGTGATCACGCAAGCGTGTTCGGCCATG